TATCTATAAAATTTTCTCTGAGGATATACCTGAGTATTATAATATGCAAACTCAGTTCCAGTTTATCAATCCTCTAGCAGATGAACAATGGGACAAAAGAAACCGTGGATGGATCCATCAAGATCTTGACACGTGGTTTGGTGGTATAGTTTATTTGAATAAGAACCCAGAACCAAATACAGGAACGTCGATTTTTAGAACTAAGTATGGTTTTACTAGACAGTATAATAGTGAGTTAAAATATAAGGAAGCATTATATAAGAATGAAGAATTAGACCTTGACGAATACAACAAAGCATGGGATATTATGTATGACCAGTACATAGAGACTGTTAAGATAGAGAATGTATACAATAGATTTGTATTATTTCCAGCCTATGCTCACCATGGTGTTGAAACTTATGGGAACGAACAAGAACGCATAACTCTCAACTTCTTTGGTAGAGAAATGACAGGACACATACCACCTAACCTTAGATCTGTATGAATTACCCAGTTACTATTCTAGACAATTTCTTTCCAGATCCAGACAAGATTGTTGAACTTGCATACGAAGCAGAGTATCATAATACAACTGATGGTAGATGGCCAGGTAAAAGAACTAAGAATATTAATACATTCAATAGTCCTTTATTCAATTGGATATCTAGAAGACTATTTCAGTGGCATTTTGAAAGAATTCCTGACTACTGGGAACTGGATATGACATTCCAGATCATTAAACCCTTTCATGAAGATCAATATAATCTTAAGAACCAAGGGTGGGTGCACAATGATTGTGGATGTCTCTATGGTGGATTGATTTATCTCAATAAACATCCACAAAAAGATACTGGTACTTCCATTTACACAACAAAAAAAGGATACTTCTTTCAAGAAGCAATTGATACAGATGTAAAGGAAGCATTATATATGGGTCAAACTATACCTGATGACGTATATGATAAAGCTTATTTTAATGTAAATGGACAGTATGAGGAGAGTGTTAGGATTAATAACGTATACAATAGAATGATATTGTTTGATGGCAATACTCAACATGGAGCTCAAACCTTTGGAAAAAATTCTGATAGGTTAACACTCAATTTCTTTTTGAAAAACATTACAGGACCACAGCAACCTTTTATAAGAGAATGAAATATCCAGGATTAATACCAGGCAAACAAAAAAACGTGGGCGACCAAGAGTATGGTTGGTGCTATGGCAGAATGACCCTAGATGGTAAGAAGTACATAGACCCTATGTTAAACTTTGGTTGCTATACATTGGGGTATGGTCAAATGCAGATCATGAACTATGTACATAACAATATGTGCATTAAACCTGAGATAGGTGAGAACTTCTTTGATGATCAACCCATCGCTTTAAACAATGCTACATTCAAACTAGCAAAGACACTTAGAGCTATTACATCAACGACTACTACCTGTAAAGATTGTGGTGACGGTAGACAGATCCCAGTTAAGTACAGAAGTATCTTTGCATTAAGTGGTAGTGATGCAGTAGAAGGAGCAGTTAAGCTTGCTAGTGCATATCAACAAGAGGTAGGAAGTCCTCAACGTAATAAGATAGTAGTATTCAGAGATAGTTACCATGGATCTACCATGCTAACTCAGAGTCTAGGTGATGGCATATTTAATGATCCTTTCTATACAATGGATCCTTATCATAATATAAACAGACTACCAATAGAATTCGTTGTAGACAATCATAATTGGGATGATGTTATGTGTGTACTGGTTGAGACTTGCCCTTACACAGGAGGTATTAGACCCCATACAGAGGAGTTTTGGAAGAAGATAAAAGATATACAAGACAGAGGTGTGTTAGTAATTTTAGATGACATCTTCACAGGAGGAGGGAAGACAGGAACTTTTGTCGGATGGAGAAGATTACCAGTGACACCTGACATCTTTACTATGGGCAAGGCAATCACAGGAGGTTACTTTCCATTGAGTGTCACACTATACAATGATAAGATACACAATGCACTACCTAGAGAATTTGATTGGGAGCATGGGTTTACATATAGTTTCAGTCTACCAGGCATTCTAAGTTGTCTAGCATATATTAAAATACTGAAAGATGACAACCTAATGGATAAACATAGGGACATAGTAGTAAGGGCGGTTGACCTATTCAAGGCTTTAGGTTATAATGTGAGAGGACAGTTCGGAACTATAATTGAGATTGAGCGTGAACACAGAGGAATGTATACCATTCCAATCAATGCTAATGATGAATACTTTTACTTTTTGGAGCAACAGATAAAGTGAAGGTAGCAATAATAACAGATCAGCATTTCGGTGCAAGGAAGTCTAGTCGAATTTTTCATGACTTCTTTAAAAAATTCTACAGAAATGTATTCTTCCCCACCCTAGAAAAACGTGGCATCAAGACAGTTCTAGACTTAGGTGATACATTTGACAACCGTAGAAACTTAGATATATGGGCAGCACAGTGGGCTACTCATAATTATTTTGATAGACTAAAGGACATGGGAGTGCAAGTTCATGCCTTAGTTGGAAATCATACTGCATATTTTAAAGATACTAATTTAGTTAATACACTGACTAGTGTAGTAGGAGAGTATGATAATGTAGAAATATATTCTAAAGCAACGGAGGTAGAGATAGGTGGACTACCTATCCTATTCATACCTTGGATAAACTCAGAAAACAATGATGAGACTTATGATCTTATTGAGAAAACTAAGTCTCCTATTGCAATGGGTCACCTAGAACTTAATGGGTTTGAAGCACATCGTGGTTATATCATGGATCATGGTGATAGCACTACACCATATAGACACTTCGAGAAAGTATTCTCAGGTCACTATCATCAGAAAAGTACTAGAGGAAACATAACATACCTAGGTAATCCATATCAAATCTATTGGAATGACTATAATCAGACACGTGGCTTTCATATATTTGATACAGAAACTAAAGAATTGGAGTTTATACCGAACCCATATGACATATACAAGAAGATTTACTACCATGAAGACCGTGTAAATAGTAGTAAGTTTAATTATGCAGAGTATACTAATAACTTTATAAAGATTATCGTTGAAAAGAAAACAGATACTGATAAGTTTGAATTTTTTATTAGTCAATTGTATGCATGTGGAGTGCATGAGATAAAAGTCATAGAGGATCCATCCTTTGAACAAGATTTAAATGAAGAGATTGACATTGAGAAAGAAGACACACTTACTATTCTTGAAAGATATGTTGATGACTTAAATCATACTGATAAGCCTGCACTCAAATCTATTCTTAAATCCCTATACGTGGAAGCACTGGAGTTAGTTTGATGTACATCCTAGCATTGCAAGGTAAAGAAAAAGAAGGAGCATATGCTGTTAATGCTGAAGAAGGGAAACAATTAGTTTACATGTTCCTTGACAAAGACGACGCTTTACGCTATGCTGGACTTCTGGAAGCTGAAGATTTTCCAGAGATGTCAGTGGTTGAGGTAAGTGATCGAGAGATTATACAAGCTTGCGTTGCACACGGTCATGAATATTATGTCGTCACTCCTGATGATATAGTCGTGCCCCCTAGGGATTAATTTTTGTCGAATGATTCTTTTTAAGTCTGTTAGATGGAAAAATTTTCTATCTACTGGTAATGTTTTTAGTGAAATAAGACTGGATGCAAGTCCTGCCACTCTGATTATTGGTACAAATGGAGCAGGTAAATCCACATTCTTGGATGCAATCTGTTTTGGTTTGTTCAGTAGACCTTTTCGTAAGATAACAAAAAGCCAATTGGTTAATGCTATCAACGAAAAGGATTTGCTCGTAGAGATAGAATTTAGTATTGGTTCTCGTGACTATATGATAAGACGTGGGTTTAAGCCTACGATCTTTGAGATCTATCTTAATGGTAAAATGCTTTCACAAGAAGCAGCGATGAACGAGCAACAGAAACATCTGGAGCAAAGTATACTGAGGTTGAATTATAAATCATTTACTCAGGTGGTGATCTTAGGATCATCAAGCTTTGTTCCCTTCATGCAACTTAACCCCCCTAACCGTAGAGAAGTTATTGAA